TAACAAAATCTTCAATACCCTTCTTGGTCGAAGCAAGCTTTACACGATCAGCTTTAGAGCCTGTTGTATTCTGTAGAGATCCCCAAGTTAAGAATTTAAACAGCGGACCACGACTTCTCGTGATTGCAGTCTTAATAGGGGATAGTGTTTCCTCAGATTGCCTAATTGTGGGAGCGGTTACAATCTGATCTGTCGTACTTGGATCCATTACTAAAAAGTAAGCTTGGATTGCAGCAGCATACATAGATTTAGCAGCACCTCTGGCTACGATCAAATACTGTTTGTTAATTAATCTCTTAAGAACCTTCTTATTAATGTAGTGTCCACCATGTCCATCAGGGTCTGGCTCATATACTGACCTTTGAACAAAGTAGTACCATCCAAACACGTCTTCTGCCCAAAGTTTGAATGATGGGAGTAATGTAAGATCAGTACCATCAGTTAATGTTAACTCGTGTTCGCAGAACCTTACCCATGCCTCAACTGACTCACCATCATAATATAAATTAGGGTCAGCAATCATCCTATCAATTCGGTTCATTTGTAAAGAGATTGTCTCACAAACCGGAATTCTTCCAGCTCTTACTTCTTGCCTAAATTCTCCATAATATTTTGGAGTGGCTGTATTTGACAGCATGATATCACTCCTTTACTTCTTGGCCGCTTTCTTACGCCCCTTCTTATCTTCCTTTAGATCCCACTCCTTACGTTCAGTATCAATTTGTTCCTGTTTAGCAAGGGACCATGCTTTAGACGCTTCTGCCTCGGCTTTTCTTGCTTCGGCCAGTGCCTTACGATTAGAAGTTCCGAAATCAGTACTAATCGTTCTGAGTTCGGTTCCAGCGACACCATTCATTACATTAGCTACCATGTTATATGCCTTGATACCCTTCTCGGCATTTGTAGTCATCTTGTCCAGATTATTGATGATCTGCTGACCCTTGGAGACTTCTGCAGCACTAAACCTAGAAATATTAGCTTCCCACTGGAGTCTTGAAAGAGCAGAATTCATCTGTTCCTGGGTAAGATCACCTTTATACTTTAGGACATCTGATGCAGACCCAGACTTTACGGCTTTCTCTTTATCAGCTTCATATTTCTTTCTGTCCTCTTTAGCTTTTCGGGCCTTCTCAAGATTCTGTGCTCTTAGCTTCTTCTGTTTACGAGAAAGCTTCTTGCCTTTCTTGTTCCGGCCGTCTTTACCCCATCTTGGGTCATCCCCGAAAATATGACGGCCCCAATGCATTCCAAGTCTTCCGAAATGTTCAATAGAGGCTCCACCCATATCGATCCAACGATTGTCCATTAACGGCCTCCTTTAAAATTAGGCTTTAATAAGAAACTTTGTCATGCACCAGCCTTCAAGCTCTTCGGACTTGATCTTTGTCCAGGTGTCACCAGCTTCAAGTTCAGTAACCGTGGACCCATTAACTAAAACACCAAGTACGTCACCATCGGGGTTCTTACGAACTCTTAAACCGTTAGCTGCGGAAACCTTAAGTTCAACAGGATTAGCAACTTCTGGTTCCTCTACGGTTACAATATCATTGATATCGGTAACCTCTTCAAAAGCAGGATCAACCGATACTCTCTTGTTATTATTCTTACCCATTAGATTCATCCTCCTTAGGTTCAGTATAAGTCAGCGCCCTTGCACTATCACCGAGTCCCTTTGTAGTGGGATCGTATGCTGAGTTTATTACAGCGACAGCAACAGTAAACAGACAATAAGGATTGGAAAACGTATCAATGATAAGCTTTCCAAGCTTAGACCAAGTTGTAATATCAGCACCAGTGAGTCCAGCATATGCAAGCATTGCAACAAGTGCCGCGATTGCAATCTGTACCCAGAACCATGGGTTCTTGACTCTTACCTTCCAATTAATTTTCATCTTCTTCACCTCCTCGGTGTGTCATGTTAAGACGATCCTCAACATCATCAATTCTCTTATGTGCAGATTTAACAGATGCCTCATTAAATATTAGACGACGATTAAATTCCGTCATGTCACTCTGCATTCCTTGAACTACTGCTTTTGTCTCATTAGTTGTAATTTGAATTGCCTGCATTGTTGCTCCTATAGAAGCCATGTCTGCTGCTCGTTTAACTTCAGCATCAATTCTACTCTGAACATCAATCTTATTGTTATGTTTTGCTCCGAGGACTCCAATTACAAGTGCTATAATTACACCACATAACGAGATAATAATAGCAATTACCTCTGACGGCATACTATTTTCTCTTTCTAATCTCCCTTCATAACTCCATCCCATTACCATGCCCACTGGCTGTAAATCATTTTGATTTTCCAGGATCAACTTCAATATTCAGTCGCCACTCGTACTCAGCAATATTCTTGTTGAGTGAGTCGAGTACAAATGAAGATGTAGGAGGATCGAATTGAACTCTTACTTTGTCCAATACATATGCCTTAACCATGTTTAAAATTTTAGGATCGCTGACGAAATCAGTCCAATTTTCATCTTCGGACTCAACTGTAAATCCTTCTTCTGGACCCACTCCAATTTGGGACAAAGTGCTAAACGTTGAATTAATAAATGTAAGCAAATCTTTGTCGAATCCATCGTATCCATCATCTGTTCCAACGATGGAATTTCTGATAGATTTAAGAATGCTATTTTCCATTTCGTCACCTCCTTATAATTTCCATGGACATGTATCGTTAGGAGACCTCACTACTAAATCAACATTTAATATTGATAAGTCACCATAATGTATTGCCTCGTGAGTTCTATGGCAAACACATATTACATTGTTTGGATCTAGCACACACGGGTTTCCATTTAAGATATCATCAAGTGTTATTGGATTCAAATGGTGAATGATAATACGACCAGCAATTTCTCTATCGCTTAGACCCAAATCGCATCCCATATCACGCTCTATTATATGTCGCCTGAATGTTCGCCATGGATCAGAGTTATAGAACTTCTGATTGTGGTATCGTTCAAATCCAAATGTTTCTTCACCAACTCGACCACCTATCTTAAGATACATGAATCGATCTTCAAATGTCGGCAGTGTTATTAGTTCGTTATAAGATTTACTCATCGTTAAACTCTTCTTCGAGCGCTGGAAGATTTCCGGCATAACTCTTCATTGCGGCCATTACCTCAGCAAACATCTGCTTGGTTTCAGCAGCATCTTTAATCGATTCGGTCTTAGCTCTCAACAACTTGTTCTCTTCTATGAGTTTCTCTTTTTCCAAACGTTCTTTAGATGATCCCAGTTTCAGATAGTGGGTGATAAGCTGAGATGAGGCCGTACCGTCTTCGAGTTGTTGCTTTGCAAGTCTAGTTGCAAGATAGATCATCTGATTTTCTTCCGCCTCTGGTGTAGTAGCAGGGGGAAGAGATCTACTTTCGTCAGATTTTCTAGGTCGACCCATTCAGTTTCACCTTCTTTCTGCATAGTATTTAAGACTTTTCTATTAGAAGCCTACTGCCTTTGTGGGCATACGGTAGGATTGCTGGAGTTTTGGCAAGTTTTCATGGAACGTCATTCTTGAAAGGAGAATATGGACTATTGGTAGAAATATGTACAATCTACTCTCAAAAGCAATAGACCCCTAATAGAAAAGTCTTAAAATATTGACAGTTACTTAGAATTCAATTTTAATGTTTTATTGAACAATTTCCATAATCATTAATCTATTTGTAACGTTTCTTTTTCTGAAAATTGTAAGTCCAATCATCATACAATTCTGCTGTATTATTGCCATAAGAAAAACGTTTTCCGGATTCACCCCTATTGCCAGTAATAGTTATTTCACCAATTTTTTTCAATGAAACAGGCTCGCATATCCAAAGCTCATCTGTAATAGCAGAGTCAGGAACTGCTTTTTTATTTGGTTTAAAAACTTTATATTTTTTAACATCATCTGGCGCATATACTGTAAATTTCTTACCATCCAAATTCTGACTTAATCCAGCTAAGCATTTATCAATGGATGGAGCAAACGAGACTCGGTTGGTGTTAGCGTCTTCATAACCGTTTTTAGTAAAGAAATTATCTGGTACTCTAGGATTAAGTTTTGTAAGATTATCTTTATCAGATATAAATATGGCCGGGCCTTGATAGTTATTTAATAGTTTCGTATTTGGTGGAGTATTTCTAGGTTTTTTCAATCGTTCTTTTCCGGTGGATGTAAGTGATCCATCTTTATTCTGATACCTACGAACTCCCCATTTCATTCCTAAAATACCATGATGTTCTAATGAATAACCATCAGTATCAGAGAAGTCATTAAAATATCTACTCATCAGATTTCTCCTTTAAGTTAATTGGTTTATGGCTATCAACATTGTATCCTTGCCCTAAGCAATCATAACATGGGTCTTCAGATTCTTTTTTCTCTTCATGCTGGCATCTAGGACAATATATATCAAAGTAGACTTCTTTTAAATCATTCATTCTAAGAACCCCTTTTCCAAAATATCCCCC